GGAACGAACTGCCCGAGATGGGAAGATAAATACTTCATGCGCTTGCTCACAACGCTGTGGGCATTAAGAGCATCTGTAATATCTTTCACCGCGGGCTTAACACCAAATTGGTAAAACAAATTGGTGTTAGCTGCATTCCGGGAAAGTTCCTTTGCGACGTGACCGAGAGTCTTCCCTCGAAACTTCTTAACGTGCTTAACTCCAGCTTTTACAAGCTTTTGTATAGCGCGTGAAGGGTTGATAACAAGCTTAAGTGCATCAATGAAGATGTCACTCTCAGCAATATCTTCCCCTAAGAAGAAGGACTGTGGCACAAAAGAGTCACAGGCCTCGAGAAAAGAATCGGTTAGGGCAAACCAATCAGGTTCATGGAAAACGTCTGCTATACCAAATGGAGCAGATGCAAAAGCATCAGCAACATTGGTAATAGAGCAGTCGTGAGCCAGGAACGTGCCGCCGGTATGGAACGTATGCGTATTAACCTCTATAAAGTCACCCTGAAAACCAAGCGAACCATTATGTTCGTACTTAACTCTAGTCCCTTTTTCAAAGGAAAGAGTTGTACTCTCATGATGACATGGCTTGATACCATAACGTGGTTTATAGGTCCTACCATAAAATGGAGGCCTTTTAGACTTACGTAATGGGGGTAGAGAATAATCAAATAGATCAGAATAGCGTGACGCACTCAAGAACTCAGAAGTTCCGAAAGACGTATTCGCAGAATTAACGCGAATAGCATTAGGAAATTCATAAGTTCGAGAGTACTGTTCATGCCAAGTCTTATCTGTCGGGATTATAATCGTAGAGGTTCGATGACGCATCGGGTTATCCTTTTGTTTTCATACGGATCCGCAATCTGCGAAGATTGTGAACCAACTTATCGAGGAGTAATTCCAGAGACAGTTGAAGTATCCTTACAATAATGAGCCTAAGGATTGTAGACATTAAACCTCCCATATAATGAAATATCGGAGATAAAAGAAGACAACCTTAAGTCATCAGTATTGATCGAGATAGAATCAACTGAATACAGGTAAATCTGGAACAAGTCAAATAATCTCAAGTCTGACGAGAGAGACTCGCGAGGAAAACCAAGCGAGTCAGTCAAATCATGACAAAGAGAAAGCTTGAGAGTGTTATCCAGATAGGGTAAGATACAGGTGAAATTATAAGTAAGGAAACGATTAAATCGTTCCTTGGCGAATAATTTCTCAAGTAAAATTAACCTTTGAGAGAAAGAAGATTCTTTCCTCATAATTACCCCTTAGATAAGTTGTGATTCGAATGAAGGACGTGGGGCCTTTTCT